GGTAACTTCGTGACGCAAAATTTTTCTAGGCATTTCGTGTAAATAGAATTTACATGGCTTGATAAATCAGATTTTTATATTTTTGTAACCTTAATCGTAGTGCGGTATTATACCATATATAAACAATTACGCTATTGTAAATAATAAGCGTATTATCTAATTTACAAATGTCTCTTATCACCAGAAAAGAAGCAGCAGAGAAGATGGGAATAACTATACAAGCGGTTTATATGGCTATAAAGCAAGGTCGTTTGACTGCAATGGAAGATAGTCAAGGTAATATCGTTATAAACAGCGACACTATGGTTGCTGAAATGAAGAAGAATGGTCAATATCGCAGAATGAAAAATAATGCAGTTTTGCCTACAACATCAACACAACCTAAGAAGCGAAGAAACTCCTCTACAAAAGATGCAATACCAGAATATGAGGAAAGTAAAGCTAGGACTGAACATTTAAAAGCAGAATTATTAGAGTTAGAGCGTAAACAAAAAGAAGATTCTCTTGTTTCTATGCAAGAGGTACAACTTAAATGGACTGAGATTATTACTACAGCAAGAACAAAGTTATTAGGAATATCATCTAAAGCAAAACAAAGATTACCTGACTTAGATACCAATGCAGTTAGTTGTATAGATGACATTGTAAGAGAAGCATTAGAAGAATTATCTGCTGCATGAGTAATCTTTTACTTTTAGAACAAACTGCATTTAATAGTTTTAAACCTCCTGAGAAGCTAAGTCTTAGTGATTGGGCAGATCAATATGCCTATTTATCTACAGAAAGTTCAGCCGAGGGTGGTAGGTGGAGGACATTGCCATATCAAAAAGGAATTATGGATGCCATAACTGATCCTGATATAGAACAGGTAACAGTTATGAAGTCAGCTAGGGTTGGATATACAAAAATTTTGAATCATATTATTGGTTATCACATCCACCAAGATCCATGTCCAATAATGGTCGTGCAACCAACTATTGAAGATGCTACTGGTTACTCAAAAGAAGAAATAGCACCTATGATTCGTGACTCAAAATGTTTAGAAGGATTAATAAGTGATCCAAAAGCAAAAGACGGTTCTAATACATTGCTACAGAAAAATTTTCCTGGTGGAACATTATCTTTAGTAGGTGCTAATTCACCTAGAGGTTTTAGAAGAGTTAGTAGAAGAGTTGTGCTTTTTGATGAGGTTGACGGTTATCCATTAGGCGGTGCGGGTACTGAGGGAGATCAAATTAAGCTTGGTATAAGAAGAACAGAATATTATTGGAATCGCAAAATAGTTTCTGGTTCTACACCTACTATTAAAGATTTTTCTCGTATAGAGAGAATGTTTTTACAGACAAATCAAATGAGATATTACTGTCCATGTCCTGAGTGTGGTCATATGCAATATTTAAGATGGTCGCAATTTACATGGCAAAATGATGATCCTGATACTGTTAAATACAAATGTGAGTCATGTAGTCACCTAATACCAGATACGAAGAAAAGATATATGGTAGAACGTGGAGAATGGCGAGCAACTGCACCAGGTAAATCAAAACACGTTGGTTTTCATATATGGGCTGCGTATTCATATTCACCTAATGCGAGTTGGCCTAATTTAGTAGAAGAATTTTTAGAAAGTAAAGATGATCCCGAACAATTAAAAACGTGGATTAATACCATTTTAGGTGAGACATGGGAAGATCAATACCAAGCAAAAGTTGGTGCTGATGCTTTGATGGTTAGAGCAGCAGAAGCTAAATATGAAAGAGCAAAACCACCAAAAGAAGTTTTGTTTTTAACTGCGGGTATTGATACACAAGATGACAGATTAAGTATGTCTGTTTTTGGTTTTGGACGTAATGAAGAGATGTTTCTTATTGATAGGCAAGTTATTTATGGTTCACCATCAAGGGCAGATGTTTGGAAACAATTAGATGAAATATTACTAGGTAAATTTATAAATGAAGACGAAAAAGAGATAAAGATAGAGAGTGCAGCGATTGATACAGGTGGTCACTTTACACATGAGGTTTATCAGTATGTAAGAGAACGGTCACATATAGGTTTGATTGGTATTAAGGGTGTTGGTCAAAAAGGTAAACCCGCTTTAGGTAAGCCAAGTAAGGTTGATATTAATTTTTCTGGTAAAGCATTAAAGAAAGGAGTGCAATTATTCCCTGTTGGAGTTGATGTTATTAAAACAACACTTAGTAATAAGTTGAAAGATGCAGATATAGGAGAAGGATATATACATTTCTATCCAACAATCACACCTGATTATTTTGAAGAGCTTACAGCCGAGCGACAAGTACTTAAATATAAGAATGGTTATCAGGAACGTGTTTGGGTAAAGAAAAGTTCTGCAAGAAACGAAGCATTAGATGAAATGGTGTATTCATGGGCTGCTTATCAGCGATTATTACAAAAATATGACCGTAGAACTATATTTGACCAATTTGAAAGAAAAATTTATCCTTCTGAACCTCTAAAGGAGGCTAAGATAGACTTAAATCGTCCTAAATCGGCTAAAAAGTCGAATTTTGTCGCTAATTGGTAATTAATCGTGACTTTTCCCCAACAAATTATTGCAGGAGATCTTGTTCAATGGAGGATTCCTGAGACACAAGATGTTTTTGGTAACAGAATCAGCAGTCCAGATTGGTCTGTTATTTATTATCTAAGAACAAATACATCTGCTGAAGGTGCAACTGTAAATAGTTCTGCTTATTTAAGTGGTTTTGAATTTAGTATTCCCGCAGCTACTACAGTAAATTTTGATGCGGGTGATTGGTTCTATCAGGCTGTCGCAAATAAATCAGGTCAAGAAAGTCAAACTATATATAGAGGATCATTTAAAGTTTTAGCATCACAAGCATATACAGGAACTCCTGCTGCTTTTGATGGTCGAACACAATTACAAAAAGACCTTGATCTTATTGAAACAGCAATAAGAAATATTCTTAGCGGTGGTGTTATACAGGAGTATAAAATTGGTACAAGAAATGCAAAGAAATATGAGTTATCAGAATTAATAATGTTGAAGAGTCAATTAAAAGCAGAAGTTATTAGAGAAAAACAAGCAGAGTTAATTGATAATGGTCTTGGAAATCCAAGAGCTACTTTTGTTCGTTTTGATGGAGCATACTAATGGGAATTAGATCTAACATTGCAAGTGCAGTAAAAAGGGTTTTAGGTTTTGGAGAGAAAGCTAATCCTCTTAAAAATATTAGGGCTTATCAGGGAGCATTAGTTTCAAGACTTACATCAGATTGGATGGCAAGTCAACTTAGTGCTGATGCTGAGATTAGGAATAGTCTTAGAAAGTTGAGAGATAGATCAAGAGAACTTGTAAGAAATAATCCTTATGCAAGACAAGCTAAGAGGACAACTCAAATAAATATTGTTGGAACTGGCATGAAGTTTCAATCTAGGGTTTTACAGATTAGAGGAAACAGAAGAGATCAAAGAATAAATAATCTTATAGAACAAAAGTGGGCTGAATGGTCTGGAGCTAACAGTTGTGACTGTGCGGGAAGATATAGCTTCCATGAATTTGAATGGTTAGCTGCGGGTGCATTATGTGAATCAGGTGAAGCAATATTTAGGATAGTTAGACAACAGTTTGGCAATTCAAAAGTACCTCTTGGATTACAACTTATTGAGTCAGATATGTTAGATGAAGAATATACAGGTAAAACATTAAACGTAAAAAATGAATGGCGAAACGGAGTTGAAATTGACTCCTGGGGTAGGCCAGTAAGGTATGCCATTCTTACTAAACATCCAGGCGATGCTTATTATTTGGATTTTTCTAATAATCAAAAGTTACATATTTTTATAAATGCAGATGACATTATTCACCTATATCTTCCAGAAAGACCAGGCCAGAATCGTGGTGTGCCTTGGTTTCATAGTGTCATGGCTGATATGCACCAGTTAGAAGGTTATGAAGAAGCTGCTGTTATAAGAGCAAGGGCGGGTGCAAGTATTATGGGATTTATACAAAATGACCAAGGTGAATTAATAGGTGATGAGGTACAAAATAATCAAAGAATACAATCCTTCTCGCCAGGTGAGTTTCGTTATCTAGCACCAAACGAAAGTATTAATATTCCAGATATAGATTATCCATCTCAGCAGTATGAGATGTTTGTAAAAAATAAGATAAGACGTTTTGCTACAGGTATTGGTTGTAGTTTTGAAACTATAAGTAAAGACTTTAGTGAGACTAATTATTCAAGTTCAAGATTAAGTCTTTTAGAAGACAGAGAACATTGGAAATTTTGCCAAAAGTATCTGATAAATAATTTACATCTAAGAGTTTTTAAAGAATGGATGAAGTTAGCTGTTCTTGTTGGAGAATTAGATTTTGATGATTTTGCAGTTAGACCAGAAAGATATATAAAGCCAAGATGGACTCCTCCCGCACAACATTATGTAGATCCACTAAAAGAAGTAAAAGCTTTTAGAGAAGCAGAACAGGCGGGTTACATGAGTAAGGCTCAAGTTATAGCTGCTACAAATGGTGGTGATTATGACGATATTATTTCAGAAATATCAAGAGAACAGGAAGTCGCTAAAGAGTTAGGGGTTACATTAGATAAAGATCTTGATCTTGAAGTTGAGGTAGGTCAGTTAGAACTTGATTTACCTACAGTACAACCAACAAGAGCTAAGAAAACACGCAAAAAAACTAAGTAATCATGGCAAATGTAAGCGGAACTGAGATTAATCTCAAACCTACAGATGGGATGAGGACTGAAGCACAACGATATAAAGATTGGAAAAAAGAAGGTAGAGCAGGTGGTACACAAGTTGCAGCAGTTAGAGCAACTCAAATACTTAGTGGCTCAGAACTTTCAGCAGATGTCACCCTGCGTATGTTTAGTTTTTTCAGTAGGCATGAGGTTGACAAAAAAGCAGAGGGTTTTAGTCCTGGTGAAAAGGGCTATCCGTCAAAAGGCAGGGTCGCATGGGCTGCATGGGGAGGAGATGCGGGATTTAGTTGGAGTAGAGGTAAAGCTGCTGCTATAAAAAAAGCTAGAGAAAGAGCAGAACCAATAGAACTTGCAAGACCATATCCAAATGAACACGCAGCTACTATTACAAATCCAGAACAATATGATACATTTAGGCGGTCAAACAATGAGGGTTCACAAGGGGTAGACTTTATTTTTGGTATAAAGAATAATGAAGAGGGTGCTGAACTTCAATCAATAAGATTCAGACTGTCTGAATATTCTGTCTCCCAAGCTAAATCTTGGCTTGATAGAAACGAATTTGATCCCATCAAGTTTGAACCCGCTACTAACGAAAAATCTATGACTGAATCAACAACAGTTGAGAAAAGAGCCGAACCTGATGGTTTGAAGGTCGGTGATTTTGTCAGGTGGAACTCTAGTGGTGGTACAGCTAGAGGAAAAATTGATCGCATCGTAAGAGATGGATCAATAGATGTACCAGATAGTTCTTTCACTATTACAGGAACAGCAGAAGATCCTGCTGCTCTCATCACTCTTTATAGGAATGGTGAAGCAACAGATCGAAAGGTCGGTCATAAGTTTTCAACTTTGACTAAGATCGCAGCTATCAGAACAATAGATTCTGATGACAAATTGGAAAGAAAAGAAGTTACTGATTTCAAAAATGTGAAATCAAGAACATTTGAGTTTCCTTTTTCTTCAGAATATCCAGTAAAGCGTTATTTCGGTAACGAAATATTAAGCCATGAACGTGGTGCTGCTGATCTATCAAGACTTAATGATGGTGGTGCAGTTTTGTTTAATCACAATATGGATAAACCAATAGGTGTAGTTGAATCTGCATATATTGGTGAAGACAAAAGAGGTTATGCAAAGATTCGTTTCTCAAGAAGTAAGTTTGCAACTGAAATTTTAGAAGATGTAAAAGATGGAATTATTCGAGGTATAAGCTTTGGGTATTCTATAAATGACATTGATGAAACCGAAGATGGTATGCTCGCTCGAAGCTGGTCAGTACACGAATTGTCGGTTGTTACGATTCCAGCAGATCCCACGATAGGCTTTGGAAGAAGTTTAATTACACCCTCTCAAGGTAATAGTATTACTATGGAAGATAAGTCACCTACTCAGGAGATTAATTCTGCGGAATTATCCGCATCACCCTCTGTTCGCACTATGGAAGAACCAATCAAAGAAACTCAGGTTGAAGCGGAGAAATCCGTTGAAATCGACATCAAAGCCGAAGTTCAACGTGCTATTGATGATAACAACGCTCGTACAGCATCTATCACTTCTTTATGTCGTGAGTTTGGAGAGTATGGAGCAGAAGACATAGCTGAAACTCTTATTAAAGGCAACAAATCTGTTGTTGAAGCAAGAGCAGCCATCCTCGATCTTGTTAAAAACAAGGCAGAGGTCAACAATACCCCTATTCGTTCAACAGACATGACAACTAATGAAGTTGGTTTAGAACCAAAAGAAGTTAAGAAGTTTTCTTTCTTAAGAGCTTTAAATGCTTTAGCAAATCCTAATGACAGATCAGCACAAGAAGCTGCTGCATTTGAAAGAGAAGTTTCAGACGAAGCATCTAAGCGTTATGACAAACCTGCAAATGGAATCTTAGTTCCTAACGAAGTTTTACAAAGAGACTTGAATGTAGGTACTGCAACTGCGGGTGGTAACTTAGTTCCAACAGAATTACTTTCTGGTTCTTTTATAGATATTCTTCGTAAGAGAATGGCTGTTATGGCTGCAAATCCAACAATGCTTACAGGACTTTCTGGTAATATTGCAATTCCTAGAATGACTCAGACAGCAACAGGTTTCTTTGTGGGAGAAGGATCTGAGCCTACAGAATCACAGCAAGCCTTCGATCAGGTCAACATGACACCAAAAACAGTTGGTGGAGTTGTTGAGTTCACAAGAAGACTTTTATTACAGTCAAGCATTGATGTTGAGTCAATGATTAGAGATGATATTGCAAGAGTTATTGCTACTAAGTTAGACAATGCAGCTATCTACGGTACAGGTTCTTCAAACCAACCATTAGGTATTAAAGACACAACTGGTGTTGGTACACAAACAATCACTACATTCGGTACATTTGCTGAGTACATCGGAATGGAAACTGATGTAGCTGCTGCAAACGCAGATGTAGCAAATATGTTCTACATCATTAATGCTTCTGCTAGAGGTGCATTGAAGAGTACAGAAGTTGCTTCCAATACAGGTAAGTTCGTTTTTGAGAACAATGAAATCAATGGTTATCCTGCTATTGTTTCAAATCAACTTGTAAACAACGATGCACTATTCGGTGACTTCAGCCAGTTCTGTATTGGTATGTGGAGTGGTTTAGATCTTACAGTAGATACAATCACAAAAGCGGGTAGCGGTACAGTCAAAATTGTTGCGTTGCAAGATGTTGACTTTGCTATCAAGCAACCAACTGCGTTCTGCTTCGGCACATAATATGAAAGTTGAACTAATTAGATCAACAATGATAGCTGGAGTCCCAACGGACTCTGGCACTACTATTGAAGTAGATAATAATGTTGGTCGTTTGCTTATTTTTAGTGGTAAAGCTATAGAAGCTTCAGAAGCGACTCCTGTAGTTGAAGAAGAAGTTGTAGAGGAAAAGCCAAAAGCAAAGCAAAAACCTAAGAAAAAACAGACTACTACAACAGAGGAAACTTAAAGTGGCAATCATTCAACAAAACTTGGAAAAGCTAGATATAACAGCAGCAGTAGCATCTGCTTCTGTTACATCAACAGCTACATCAAGTGCTATTGATTTACTAGAATTTGATGGCGATGTTGTTCTTGTTCTTAACTGTGCAGCAGGAACAGGCTCATCTCCAACTTTAAATATTAAAGTTCAAGATTCTGATACATCAGGTGGTACTTATGGAGACTTGTCTGGAGCAGCTTTTACAGAAGTAACAACTTCAGCATCTCTCCAGAGTCTTGCAGTTAACAAAGATGAATGTAAAAGATTCATCAAGATAGTTCAAACAGTAGCGGGTTCTTCACCTGTTTTTGTTTACGGAATATCATTAGTTGCTGCTAAGAAGTACGGATAAAAAATATAGCCCCTTTCATGGGGCTTTTTATTATGGCATTTACTGAAGATTTAAGTACATTTTTTGCTGATTTTTCAGATACCGTTGTGTTTAATAGCACTACTTACAAAGGAATATTGGATGAGCCTGATGAAATAGTTGCAGATGATAGAGTCTTGACTACTGACTATCAACTTACAGCTAAGTCAAGTGATCTTGGTAGTCTTGTTTTTGATGATGCAATTACAGTAAATTCTGTTTCTTATAAAGTAAGAAGTACTAGAAAAATAGATGATGGTAGTTTATGTATTGTTTCTTTAATGAAGGTATAAAATGACCAGTAAAAGAGAACGAATATTAGCAAAAATAAAGACTAATCTTAGTGGTACTACTGGAGTTGGTTCTAGGATTTACAGGTCTAGGTCTGAACCTCTAACAAGGGCTGAATCCCCAAGTTTAGTAATTGAGTTTGTTACAGATCAACCAACTATAAATAGTGCTACATATTTAAAACTAGATTGGACTTTAAGAGTAAGAATAGTTGTTATTGTCAGATCACAAACACCAGATACATCAGCAGATCCTACGATTGAAAGTTTACATACAAAAATTGTAAATGATCCTACTCTTGGTGGACTTGCTATAGATGTAAGACCATCAACTGTAACCTTTGATGTTATAGAAGCAGATCAACCTGCGGGAGTTGTGTTTTGTGAATATGAAATAGATTACAGATCAGACTATAACGATTTATCAACATGATCTATACTTCAAACATGACCCTAACAACCCTTATTGTCTATTATGAAGTATGAAAATCCAACTGAGGGCGGTACTTACATACTTGACCCCAAAACTGGCAAATCAAAGCTAGTTCAACAAACAACACAAGCAGAACCCCCTACTGAGGTAACTAAAGATGGCACTACTAACAAGAAAGAGAGTAATTCTGATTGAGGCAGAAACTAGCTATGGATCAGATCCAGGTATGGTTGCTGCTGATGCTGTTCTTGTACGAGATTTAAGTATTACACCACAATCAAGTGATGTTGTAAGTAGAGATGTTGTAAGACCGTTTTTAGGAGCTTTTCAACAACTACTAGCAAACACAAATGTTGAGGTAAGTTTTTCCGTAGAACTTGCGGGAAGTGGCACAGCAGGAGCAGCCCCCAGGTATGGAGATGCACTTAAAGCCTGTGGCTTTAGCGAGACTATTAGTAGTGGAACAAGTGTTACTTATGCACCTGTTTCAACAAGTTTTTCTTCAGTTACTATTCACTACAACACAGATGGTGTTAGACATAAAGTGGTTGGAGCAAGAGGCAGTTTCGTGATTAATGGATCTGTTGGTGAAATACCTACAATCGACTTTACTTTCCAAGGCATATATATTCCTCCAACAGACACAGCTTTACCTACTGTCACCTATGGAAATCAAGCAACACCTTTAATATTTAAGCAAGGTAATACAAGTAGTTTTCAGTTACTTTCACACTCTGGTGCATTATCTTCTATTTCTTTAGATATAGGTAATGAGCTTGTTTATCGTGAGTTAGTTGGTGGTTCACAAGAAACATTATTAGTTAATAGAAACATAACTGGTTCTGTTTCAATAGAAGCTATACCATTAGCAACTAAAGATTATTTTGCTGCTGCACTCGCTGAAACAACAGGAAATCTAACATTCTTACATGGAACAACTGCGGGTAACAAAGTACAAGTATCTTCTACAAAAGCAGATATTGGTGACGTTGCTTATGGAGAAGAAGATGGAATACAAATGTTAGAGATTCCTTACACATTAGTTCCAACTTCACAAAACGATGAGCTAACTATAACTTACACATAGATACTGACTAAGTATTGACTACTGGGTTAAAGTAAAGAAGAATATATTTTAATTTATGCCTTTTGTAAGAAAAAAAACTAAGGTTTACTCTTGGCCTGTAAAAGTACAAACACCATCTACAACAAAAGTAGGCGAGTTTGAGACAACAAAATTTACAGGCAAGTTTAATCGTTTATCAAGGACTGAACTTAATAACTTTGAAGAAGCAACTGAGTATGATGCTTTACAAAAAGTTTTAGTAGGTTGGGAAGATGTTAATGAAGAAGATGGGACACCTATTCAATTCTCACAAGCAGTATTAAAAGAATTTGCTGAAGATACAGATTTTGTAGCGGGTGTATTAGAAGCATTTAAAGATTTTTATAGTAATGCACAAGCAAAAAACTAACTGATGCTACTTTATATTGGGCTTCGGGTAGCAAACAAGTTATAGATGAAACCGCTAAAGATGCAGAAGTTTTTGGTATTCAGATAGAGAAGCAAACAGAAGAAAAGGAGGAGTTTGAAGTTATGGAAGAAAATTGGGATATAGTTATGATGTTTTTAAGAATGAATACACAATGGTCAATGTCTTTTGGAGGTGTAGTAGGATTAAAATATGAAGTCCTACTGCTTGCTGGCGGACTATTTGACCTATACAATGTAAACAACCGACAAGAAATGTTAGAGGGCTTACAACTTATGGAATCTGTGGCTCTTCGTGAAATTAATAAGGAGAAAAAATAGTGGCAAGAACTGTTGATAAAGTACAACTTAGATTAGAACTCGTAGGTTTTTCTGCAATAAAAAGTATAGGTAAAGATTTTGATAAATTTACAAATACAGTAAAATTTACTCCTAAACAATTAGATAAGTTATTAGAAAGATTAAAAAAAGTAAATAAGACAACTCAGTTAAGTAAAAATTCCTTTGAAGGACAAATTGGTGTTTTAACAAAACTTAGAAATGCTGTAGGAATTGGTACTGAAGCTTATGACCGTCTTGGAAAAGAAATAGATCAAGTAAGAGCAAGTATGGATGCTCTTAGTGGTTCAGCAAAAAAACAAGGTGTTCTTGGAAAACTTGGAGCAGGTTTTAAAGCAGGTAGAGGTGCAGCTTTAACTGGTGCTGTTGGTAGATTTTTACCACCTTCAGCACAAATAGGTGGTGCTGCGGGATTTGTAAAAGGTGGTGTACCTGGAGCTATAGCGGGTGGTGCTATTGGTCTTGGTGTTGATGCTGTAGCGGGTGGAGTTCAGTTTGCTAGGCAAGCTGCAATACAAGCATCACAAGTGCAAAAATTAGAAATTGCTTTAAAAGGTGTAACTTCTACTCAAGCTGATTTTGAAAAAGGATTAAAAATAATTGCAGATACTTCAAAAAGATTAAATGTTCCTATAGCTGCATCAACTAAACAATTTACAACTTTATCTGCTTCTGTTTTAGGTGCGGGGGGAACTATTGAGGACGCACAGGTAGTTTTTGAAGGTGTATCAAATGCTATTAAAGCTACAGGTGGTAATGCTGAAGATGTGCAATCTGCTATAAGAGCGATGAGTCAGATATTCGGAAAAGGTAAGGTGTCGGCAGAAGAATTGCAGGGCCAGCTGGGCGAGCGTCTTGCGGGAGCAGTTGTAAAATTTGCAGAAGCAAATGGTAGTAGTTTGCAGAAATTACAAAAAGACTTAAGAGATGGAACTGTTGGATTAGATCAAGTTATAAAATTTGCTCAAAAGTTAAATATTGATTTTGCAGAAACAGCAGAAAAAGTTGCAAATTCATCAGCCGATGCGGGTCAAAGATTACAAACACAATTTAATAATTTCTCTATTGCTATTGGTAAATCAATAATTCCTATTGGTGCTGCTTTTCAACAATTATTTTCTGATATTCTTATTGGTTTACAAGAAAACAAAGAAGGAATGGATTTATTTATTGGCTCTATAAAACTTCTTGGTGGTTTTGCTTTTGCAACAATAGCAAGTATTAGATTTTTAGTAAGAGTATTAGCTGATTTAGCAAAAATATTATTCCATATTTCTCAACTTGAATTTGGAAAAGCATTTGAAACTGCTCAAAAAGGTATTAAAGATACATTTGAAAATGCTAAAAAGGATTTCCAAGCACTTGCTGATATGCAAGCTTTAGCATTATTTGGAACATCATCACCATTCAATCCAGATATAAAAACAGAAGGTCTTACTAGCAAAGATAAAGAAGATATAAATAAAGAAGATCAATTAACAGCTTTCCTAAATAGACCTAAAAGCAAAGGACTTCCAAAATTAACTGATGATGATAAAACAAAAAATAAATTTAATGATGAAATATTAAAATTACAAAGAGGAATTGCTCTTAAAAAAATAGAAGATGATACTGAAAGAAAAATATTAGAACGTAAGTTTAAATTTATTGATGCTGTTAAAAACGCAAAAGAAGAACAAGACGAGACAAATCAAATTAAATTAATTACTTTAGCAACAGAAGATTTTATAATTGATAAACAAAATATTATAAATGAGGGTTTAGAAAAAGGAAAAGCAAAAGCTTTTGATTTTGCGGAAGAATTTAAAAAAATTAGCTCTGCTGCAACAGATTTGAAAACTCGACTTGGCGAATTAGCACTTGATAGTGTAACTAAATTATCCAATGCTTTCGCTGACTTTTTCTTTGAGGGTAAAAGAGGATTTGCTGATTTAGCTAGATCTGCATTAAAAGAGTTAAATAGAATTATTATTAGAGCAGGTTTTATGAAATTAGCAAATCCAATTTTAAAAGGTCTTAATTTACTACCTAATGCAGACGGAAATGTTATAGCAAACAATAAAATTGTACCCTATGCCAAAGGGGGACTAATTTCTCGTCCCACCATTTTTCCTCTTGCTGATGGAGCAGCATTAGCAGGGGAAGCTGGGGTCGAAGCAATCATGCCTTTGCGTAGAGGTAGAGATGGAAAACTTGGAGTAGAAGCATCAGGTGGGAATATTGGTAATATAACTGTAAATGTTAATGCTTCTGATTCTTCAGTTGAGGGTAATGAACAGCAAGGTCGAGAACTTGGTAGGGCTATTGCTGATGCAATTCAATTAGAATTAGTTAAACAGAAAAGACCAGGAGGACTTCTTTACGCATAATGGCTTCATTACCAACAGATTCAGCAGGTAATACTTTTTCTCCTGATTATGGATTAGTACAAACTAATGAATCAAAAACTCGTGTTGTAGCCTTCGGGGATGGATTTGAACAGCGTTTAACTTTTGGAATAAATCAAAATCCCAAAAAATTTAAAATGACATTCAAAAATATTAGTGAAACTGATTGTGATATTTTAACCAATTTTTTTGATGCTCGTGCAGTTGATGGAGCTAGTTTTACTTATCAAATTCCTACAGAAACTTCTGCAATGTCATTTGTTGTAGATGGTTCTTACTCAAAGACAACACCTTCAGCTAATTTAGCAACATTACAAGTAACTTTTAGACAAGTATTCGAGCCATAATGCCAATACCAGTTTCAGAACTACAAAAAATTAATCCTAGTTCAATTATTGAGTTATTTGAAT